CTCCTGAGCAAATCCTTGCTCTGTCCCTGGAGGAAGAAGTAGAGGGTCTGTCGGAAGGACCTCCGTGCCTTCAATTTCTTTGTCACCAGGGGTTCCCCGAGGGAACGCGCAACAACGGCTTATTCAATCTAGGCGTCTATTTGCGTAAGGCATATCCAGATGATTGGGAAACACAAATCCTGACTTTCAACATGCAGTACATGGACCCGCCTCTGCCTCTCAACGAAGTGAACATTGTTGCCAAGCAGCTACGGCGGAAGGACTACACTTATAAGTGCCGGGACATGCCAATCGTGTCTCATTGCAATCGTGACGTATGCCGAACCCGAAAGCACGGCATTGGCGGGGGCCCTACAGCTACCGTAGCGAACTTGAGGAAGTATGATTCCGACCCACCGGTTTGGTTTTTAGACGTGAACGGAGTTCCCGTGGAACTCGACACTGATGCTTTGATGAACCAGAACTCGTTTCAAAAAGCCTGTGTGGAACAGATCAACTTCTTTCCTCAGACGGCCACGAAGCCAATCTGGGAAGGCCGCATGAACGCTCTCCTGTCTGAAATGATTACGATGGAAGGCAGCATCATCGAAGTGTCCAAGGACAGTAGCGTCAACGGTCAGTTCTACGACCTCCTGGAAGAGTTTTGCACGTCCATGCAAACCGCGAACGACATGGAGGAGATCCTCCTACGCCGCCCATGGACCGACGAAGAGAAGAAGCGCACCCTTTTCCGGCTGAAAGATCTATCCGGCCATTTAAGGAAGAACAGGTTTTTTGAATACAAACCAAATGTCATTAGCCAGCGTCTGCGGGACATAGGGGGAGAGCCTCTCCAAATAAGGATTAAAAACAAGCCTACTCGCGTATGGGCGGTCCCCTCCTTTGATGTTGTCGAAGTCGAAGTATCTACGCCCGACTTTGGCGACCAAGATGCGCCCCCGTTCTGATGATTAAAGCTGACGGTTTTGATAACGCCATACTTGGCGTCACAACGCTGCCAGACGGGACCGAGGTGATGGTCTACGACAAGAGGCGGTGCATACAGATCATCATGTTTACGCTGGGCTTTGACTACAACGAATCTATCGGGTTCTTTGAGTTCAACATCCGACTTCCGGACCTGGGGGAATCCGCTCCGCTATACGTCGAGCCCTATTTCGAAGAGGACTACGACGACGAGCCTATGGAAAAGGAAAACTGATGTTTCGAGTATTTGGGCCCCCGGGCACCGGTAAAACCACCACGCTTTTAAACATGGTGGACAAGGAGCTAGACGCTGGTACGCCGCCCGAGAGAATTGCCTTCCTGGCATTCACCCGAAAGGCTGCTTATGAGGCACGGGATCGCGCCGCAGTCAGATTCAATCTGGACCCCAAAAAACAACTGCCTTATTTCCGAACCATTCACAGTTTGTGTCTGTTGATCCTGGGGCTGCGGACAGAGCAAATCCTCAAGGCGGCGGACCTGAAGGAATTTGCCAACCGCATTGGCATTGATGTCTCGACCACTATTGAAGAGGAGGAGGAAGCGTTCAAACCAGACCATCCCGTCTTGCAGCTTCTCCATCTGTCGCGTACCCGGAAAACCCCTTTGCGCGAGGAGTACAATAGAAACCACACGCTTCTCCACGGTTGGGAGGAGGTGGACTATATCACCCGAGCATATAAAGAATATAAAGACACTAACGGCCTTTACGATTTCACCGACATGCTGGAGAACTTCGTGCAGCACGGGCGGACAACGTGCCCGGAGTTTGAGATTTGTTTTCTGGATGAGGCCCAGGACCTGACGCCGCTACAATGGGACATTGCCCATTTGCTGGATAAGAAGAGCAACCGAATGTGGTGCGCTGGCGACGATGATCAGGCTATTTATAAATGGGCGGGAGCCGACGTGGATCAATTCATAAATCTTCCAGGAGGCAGCGAGACCCTTGAGCAGTCCTACAGGATACCCTCCTCCGTTCACGACGTAGCGATGAATATTGCACACCGCATCCACAAGCGGTATCCAAAGGTCTATCGTCCACGAGAAGAGCGGGGGCTGGTCCGCCGCATCCGGGACATCAACGATCTTGATCTATCCGAAGGTTCCTGGCTGATCCTCGCTCAGGCCAGATACATGCTGCATCAAACCTATCCAGATCTGAAGTCGGCAGGCTACCTGTTCGATAAACAAGGGCGAAGTTCAATAGGCGCAAAGCTCTCCACTGCCGTCAATTCCTGGGAGCAACTCAGGAATGGTAAAAGCATTGCGCTGGATTCAGCCAAGACCATGTACGGCTTCATGTCCTCCGGCACCCGCGTCGAGCGAGGCTTCAAGAAAATTCAAGCGGAGGAGGAGGCCCTCTTTACGCTGCCGTCTTTGCAAAAAGACCACGGGCTTCTGGCCTGCGGAGATATGATCTGGCACGAGGCCCTGGATAAAATTCCTGACGCTGAACGTGCCTACATAGTTGCCCTCCTCCGTAGAGGAGAGAAGTTCAATGCCCCGCCCCGTATCACAGTGTCCACGATCCACGGCGCAAAAGGCGGCGAGGCCGACAACGTCGTCTTGATGACTGACCTTACTGCGGCTGCGGACAACGAACGTCAAATCGAACCTGACAATCTCAACCGCGTATTTTATGTCGGGGTCACGAGGACGCGACAGAAGCTCTACATCGTGGAACCCGAAAACACATACAGGAGCTTCGAAATATGAAACGCGGGAAAGTTCTACAAACGGCGTTTAAATTAATTTTTGGCCCACGGTCCGAGAAGTACGGACCGCCGCTCACGAACCATCAACGAATTGCCGCTGGATGGTCCGTTATTTTTGAACAAGATGTTACGCCTTCACAGGTTGTTAAAGCCTTGATATGGCTTAAACTAGCGAGACTCGTCTATGGAAACGATGAAGACAGTTGGGTGGACATTGCGGGTTATGCAGCAATTGGTAGTGAAGTAGCGGATGACGAATAAATTACAGATGGCAATGTTCCCTCCAGTTTCCGAGTGGCTTCCCCCCGACACGTTTCCCGACATAACGGATGCAAAAGAAATTGCAATCGATGTCGAGACCCGAGACCCGGACCTCAAGACCCACGGTGCCGGTTGGGCTAGAAACGTAGGCGAAGTTGTCGGCGTTGCCGTTGCGGTTGACGGCTGGAAGACGTACATCCCCCTGCGCCACCTTGGCGGCGGCAACCTGGACGAACGTGTGGTCAGCAAGTGGCTGAAGCGTGTCTTCGAATGCCCCGCTGACAAGATCATGCATAACGCCCAGTACGATGCCGGTTGGATACGCCGGATGGGCTTTAAGCTAAATGGCCGCATTATCGACACGATGATCACGGCAGGCTTGCTGGACGAAAACAGATTCAGTTACTCGCTCAATGCCCTCGCCTACGACCACCTGGGGAAAGTCAAAAGCGAGAAGACCCTCACGGAAGCCGCACGGGAATTTGGACTGGATCCAAAGGCCGAGCTTTGGAAGCTGCCCGCACACTTTGTCGGGCCCTACGCCGAGACCGACGCCGAACTCACGCTCGAATTGTGGCGAAACTTCGTGCCAAAGTTGAACACCGAGGACCTGTGGGCTGTTCATGCGCTGGAAACGGACCTGTTACCGTGCCTCATCGACATGACCTGGACCGGCGTCAGGGTAGACGTTGACCGCGCCGAACGGACCAAGCAAACGCTTCTCAAACGAGAGAAGGCGCTCTTGAGAAAGATTAAAAAGGTCAGCGGCCAGGAGGTCGAGATCTGGGCCGCCGCGTCCATTGCCAAGGCGTTCGATGCGATGAGCGTGACGTACCCTAAAACCGAAAAGGGCAACCCGAGCTTCACCAAGCTGTTTTTGTCAGAGCATCCGGCAGAGATTGCCCAGCTAATTGTCGAAGCCAGGGAGATCAACAAAACCCACTCGACGTTCATCAATACGATACTGCGACACGTCGCCATCGATGGCCGCATTCACGCCCACATTAACCAGCTTCGATCCGACGAAGGCGGTACCGTCTCTGGCCGGATCTCCATGTCCAATCCAAACCTGCAACAGGTCCCGGCGCGTCACGCGCAGCTTGGTCCAATGATCCGCAGCCTGTTCCTACCGGAAGAAGATCAGCAATGGGCCGCAATAGACTTCAGTCAGCAAGAGCCAAGAATCCTGGTCCACTACGCTGCTACATACGGCAAGTGGAAAAAAGAAGATGAGGGGCTTCCCGGCGCAGCGGAATTTGTCGAGGGCTACCGCAACGATCCGGATATGGACTTCCACACAATGGTCGCAGAGATGGCGGACATCTCTCGTTCCCAGGCGAAGACCATAAATCTGGCGATGATGTACGGGATGGGGGTGAACAAGCTCTCACAGCAACTCGACATCTCCCTGGACGAAGCCAAGGACCTGACGAAGCAGTACCATGCGAGAGTGCCCTTCGTTAAGATGTTGACGCAGGGCGTATCGCGCCGCCTGGAAGACCGCAAGTCGTCCGGCAGCATTCGCTCTCTGAAAGGCCGCAAGTGCCGCTTCGACAAATGGGAACCCGACACGTTCGAGATGCATAAGGCCATGTCCTGGGATGATGCAGTCGCGGCCCACGGCCCAACGACCAGATTGAAACGGGCAATGACCTACAAGGCGCTCAACCGTCTAATCCAGGCAAGCGCAGCCGATATGTGCAAACAAGCCATGGTCGATTTGCATCAGAAAGGCATCACGCCAATGATCCAGGTCCACGATGAGTTGGACTGCTCCGTTACTACGCTGGAAGAAGCCCAGGAGATCGCCCAGGTCATGGTCGATGCAGTGCCCCTGGAAGTTCCGTCCAAGTGCGACATAGAGATGGGGCCCTCATGGGGAGAGGCCACGGCTGTATGACAGATGCTGCCTGGATAAAATGCCCCGACTGCGAGGAGTATTTTTGCACCATCCACAACGCACACGCTTTCGAATGCGATTGTCCACCAATTGAAGAATGGCAAACAGACCCTTACAGCCCTTAGTCGCCGCTGTCTAAGCCTTCTATTATTTCATTTGTGGTCAAGACAGGCTGCGGCACGATCTTCGGCAACTGGACGACTTTCGGGTTTTTACGGATAAACCCACGAGAGGTCGCGGCCCACGATTCTTCCATTACCCCAACGGCCACACCGGCTAGGTACAGGGCCATCTTGTCCTTGTCGCCAGCGCAAGCCGCTTCAGCATCCGACATCAGGAATTCTAGCAATTCATCTTTCATACTTAGCAAAAGCCTCCCTCAAAGTTTGTTCTTGGGTCTCCACAGTAAACTCATCCACTAAAAACCGCCAGTGGATCTTCGTACAAACTTCTACCGGCATGAACCGGCACAGCCTCTTGTCCAATGCAACCAGGGCGACTATGTCGCACTCGTCCGACGTCAACAATCGGCGGCTGTGGTTTCTTCGGCCACCGCCAACGGCACTGCCAACCAAAAACTCGTACTTGATGTGGGCTTTTTTATTAGCTTTACGAGGTGCGACGGTTGACTTGACTTGGACCCGGACAACGTGCGGCCCGGAAAAGGCAACGAGATCGATGCGATGCACCCCAGCGTACACCACCTCCCAGCGTTCTGCCTCCTGGGATTGGATCACCGACGCAGCCAGATACTCGGCTGCTCTGCCTGTGTTCACTTCGGAGATCGTAATTGCTCCGAAAACCCTTGGTTTTCAATAGATATTCGCATATATTCTCCCCCAGGAGGTGCCAAAATGGACACTCGAAAATGGAAGTCTATCCTTGTACCCAGAGAGGTGTACGAGGAAGTAGTTAAAATTTCTCATGCTGAAGGACGAACCATAAGCGGTCAGTTGCGAGTTATCTTTTCGCAATGGTATATGGCTTTGTACGCCGGGAACGCCAAAGAGGATGGCTAAGGGGGCGTTCGTCCCCAAACCCTTACTAAACCATCAAGAAGACGTCGCTGCTCTTGCAGGTTTTTCTGAATATGCAAGGTGCGCTCGTCGATGCGCTCTTGGCGGGCCGAAATTTCTCCCATGTTGATTATAGCATCTTCGACTTTGTGGATGCGTCTATCCTGATCATCGTTTTGCTGGGTCAATTGTCCCCAGGCAATAGCGGCACCTAGAGCCACCACTCCGGCGGGAATGAGCGCCAGCCACCTAGTCATCTTTAGACTTGGATTTTGGAGGCTTCCTGTCCTCTGGGGCTAGATATTTGTCACCCACAATGAAGCCGTGGAAATTTTCCTTCAAAAACTTATAGACAGTCTCAGTCGGAATTGACCATCCCATATGAGTGACGGCCTGAAAACCTGCGGCAGAAACGCGGCTTGGCACACCTATCATTTCATACCGCTGCCTTTCGCTTGAGCGGGCAAACAGTGCGCCACCGGAGTTGCCAAAAATTATTGGTGATGTCGCCAGTTGATACCGGTAGCCGTTGATGATCTGTTCTGAAAAGGCCATCTCGCCACTAGTCATGAATGGCGGGAAGCCTAGACCAGCGCCGACGGCCCAGACACGCTGCCCAAGTTTTGGTACTTCGTCTTTCGGCAAAATAAATGCTACGGGCTCGACGCCACGCTCGTAGTCGCGTAGTTGCAACAGCGCCAGATCCCGCTGCTCATCGTGCGCGACGATGTCGGCAATCTTTCCCCTGGTGCCAACGGAGCGGGCGCATCTGATGTAGTCGAACCAGAACGCCGTGACCGGAGACCGCGTCTCACGCTTCACCTTCTTGGATTTCTGAGGGCTCCAGATTTCGCGAATGCGGATTGATTCCGAGATGACGTGGTAGTTGGTCAGGATATACGTCTCGTACTTTTTCTTCTCTTCGGTACCATGATTTTTTGAATAGATGACGGTACCTGAACCAGTGGTGTCAATCCGCACGGCGGTATTGAGCATCTCACGATGCTGCGGGCCACAGCCCGCTTTGGCGTCAGCAATTCCAGCACAAGCGATGAGAGCAACTAGGGCGGCAGCTTTCAAGAATTTCACGATGTCTCCTCAGACCAGTACAGCGCGACACACTTCACACCGGACGTGATCGTCCATAACTTCACCTCTGATCATAGCGCCGCAGAAATCGCAGGGGATCATGTCCTGATAGTGGGAGACAGGCGGCGTCCGTTCCGGGGCATATTCTATCTCTTTTTCCAGTTTTTGCCAAACCTCGTATAGGGTTGTTTCGGAGCATGGTTTGTCCCAGACGCTGATGGCCAATGACCTGTCCGGGCTCCCTCCTTTCTGGAGATAGTCCTCCCTAAAGGTCAAGTTAGCGAACCGGGAGGGCCTGTGCCGTTGCCACTGTTCGTAGCCTTTCTGACAGGCCCACAAACGTTCCGGCGTGATCAAAACCATTTGCTCGACGCCTATGGCGAAGGCATGGTCGATGAACCGTCGAATGTGCCGGAAGGGCGGATTGGTGACGATGATAGGTGCCTGCGCCTCGCGCCAATCAAAGAAGTCGTGACCCTCATCGATGTCATCGAAGATCTTATCGTAGCTGCCCACAACAATGTCGTGGCTGATGACGCTGTACCCTGCCTGTTCGAGCGCGGTCGAGAACCTGCCGTCCCCGGCGCACGGCTCCCATACCGTCGCATCTTCTCTCAGTTTCACGTGAAACAATACACAATCAATGATGCTCTGGGGCGTGGGGTAAAAGTCTCTCTCGTGCCTCATTGGGGCCTCCTAAATGAGGTTGACATATAGGAGGAATTCTATATCCTGGAGGAGGCTGCGGTCAAGTCTGACATACTCTCGAC